AAAATGAACTTAGTTAAAGATCTATGGTCACACCTAAAAGAGTGGAGTGACTGGAAAATGAAAGACTGGATTAAAGCGGGTATAGTAGCTATTATTGTGCTTGTTGTAATTAGTCAAATTGGTGGAGGGGGAGCTTAGACTTATGGTCTGGCAACTCTTAGCTAAACCTTTACTTGGCGTCGTCGCTGACGGCGTCAAGGGTTTTGTCGAAACCAAAAAGGCAAAAGCTGAATTAAAAGTAACAGAAGTTAAAGCAGCGACTAAATTAAAACAAGATCAGATCGCCGGAAAAGTGAAATGGGAAGCATCGGCGGTAGATCAAATGAAGGGAAGCTGGAAAGATGAGCTAATTTTAATTTGCTTACTTGCTCC